GATCCATCGTACCGCGATGGCGCTTCCAGCGTTTGGATGTGCAATGATTCGACGGTTGCGGCGATCCGTAAGCTGACCGACGACAATGGACAGTTTCTCTGGCAGGCCGGGATGCAGGCTGGCATTCCTGACCGTCTCTATGGTCGCGCTGTGGTGGTCAATCAAATCATGCAGGATATCGGGGCGTCAGAGTACCCGCTGCTTTTCGGTGACTTTTCTCTCTATAAAATTAGAGACGTGGCGGGCGTAAGGCTCTACCGCATGAACGAGCGCTACCGGGACTATGATCAGACTGGTTTTGTGATCTTCTCGCGTCACGATGGCGACCTGCTCAACGCAGGAACCAACCCGGTGAAGTATCTGACGATGGCAGCTTCATAATGAAGGTGTCTTTATTAGTCAGCAGAGCCGGGCCGACGTTCAGCCAGAAAAAAGGCGATGTAATCGATGTTTCCTCTGATGAGGGAAAACGTTTGATCGCCGCTGGTCACGCGCAGGCAGTAAAGGGAGGAGCCTCTAAGGGGGGCTCCTCCTCTTCTTCTTCTAAACCTAAGAAGAAAGCAAAAAATGAAGATTAAACTATTGGTCAACTGGCACCGGGAGACCTGCTCTCATTATGTCGGTGACGTTATCGAAGTTTCTAAGGAGGTTGGAGACCATCTCATCTCCATCGGCCAGGGCGTGAAATCTACTGGCAGCGTCACTGAAGCCGCTGCCGTCGATCCCGATACAGAGAATGCCAGCCTGCCAGCTCCTGAGAAGAGGTAAACAATGGGCCTAGCAGTTGTCACGCCACCCAGCGAAGAGCCGATTACGCTGGCAGAACTGAAGACGCATCTGCGGGTAGATACGTCGGATGATGATACTTACATCACAGCCCTGGGCGCGGCAGCTCGCGCCTGGTGTGAGGGGTTCTGTAATCGTCAGTTCGTCAGCGCGACGTATGACTGGCGCATCGATAAATTCGGTGAGCTCCTGATACCTAAACCTGACCTGGTCAGCGTGACCAGTATCAAATATATAGACACCGACGGCGCAGAGCAGACGGTTTCTTCGAGTATCTATGATGTCGATATAGACCAGGCACCAGGGCGCATCAGGCTGGCGTATGATAAGAGCTGGCCGGATGACCGGCGAGCGGTTACCAACGCTGTGACCGTTCGATTTGTCGCAGGCTATGGCGCGGCATCAGCGGTGCCTGAGACCCTCAAGGCGGCGATTAAGCTTCTGGTCGGGCATTTGTACGAACATCGCGAAGCGGTGACGCTGGGGCACCTCTCGCGCTCTCTCCAGTACGGTCTTGAGCGCCTGCTATGGCCATATAAGATGGCGGAGGTGTAATGTTAGCGGGCAGACTCCGGCACCGTATCGAGTTCCAGAGTGAGAGCCTGGCGGCTGATGGCCAGGGGGGCTCTACGCGCTCATGGTCTAGCCGGGCTTTTGCATTCGCCAGCATGAAGCCGCTACGAGCTGAGGAGCGCTTTTACAATGAGCAGCTCAACCATACCGGTACGCATCAATTCACGATCAGATACCGGACTGATCTTGCTGAAACTGACCGCATCAAGTTCTCAGGGAAGTTCTACCAGATCACCGGCATCATCAACCCGAACGAGAGCGACCGGCAGCTAGTGATTACGGCGAAGGAGATCAAGACATGAAATTTGATCTCAAGCTGGACAATAACAGCAAGGGCGTCTTGTTTAAGCGGCTGGCGTTGATGTCTCTGAAGATCCGGCAGAACGTAGAGCAAGAGGTCGATAAGAGCTCAAAGGCGATCCAGGCAACAGCCAAGAGCAGAGCGCCCAGGGACACCGGGGCGCTGGCGCGTTCGATAGCGCGTAAGAAATTTAACGACGGCCTGACGGGCGTGGTGTACACCAAGACCTCAAGAGCAGGCGGGAAGAGCGGCACCGGGTACGCGCATCTTGTCGAGTTCGGTTCTGGCGGTTATTACCGGACGCCGCCAGGCGTCTCACGTGCTGGCAGCGCTGGGCCGTATCGGCCATCGTCCACCAGGATGCTCGCAGAATGGGCCGACCGTCACAACCTGCCAGCATTCCCGGTGGCCAGGGCAATCGGAGAGCGCGGCGGCGTCCGGGGGCGTCCGTTTCTGTATCCGGCGATGGCTGGTGAGCGGCCAAGATTTAATAGGCAATTACGGCGGGCCATTCGCGGCGCATTAAAAAGCGCGGAAAAGGTGGCATAATGGGCGAACGATTACCCCTCAACAGCCTGCAAAAAGGGATCTACAGCCGCCTGACCGATGGAAGCTTCACGTTTGACGTCTACGACGAGGTACCGGAGAACACAGCGACGCCATACGCCGAGATCGGTTCCTGTAGCGTAGCGCTGGACCTGGAGACGGTTAGCGAATGCACGACGACCTTACACGCATTCAGCGATACCGCAGGAAATAAACAATGCAATGACATGCTGGAGATGGCTATAGAGAGCCTGACCAGCTCCGCGCTAACGCTGGACGAAGATTTCAGCCAGGCGCTAGGGCGTCTTGAGCTCGCAGAAATATTTAAAGAGTACCATGCTGATGGAAAGCTCATCAGGCATGGAGTTTTACGTTTTCGCTGGATTCTCAGTGACACAGCATAAGGAGATTTAATCATGGCAGTTCAGACAGGTCTTTCCTGGCTATTCTATGTAGATACGGCGGCAAGCGAGGGCTCACCAAGCTGGGCCAAGCTTCCACAACAGCGCGGCGGTAACCTCAATTTCTCGAAGAGCGACGTAGACGCGACCAACAAGGACGAATCAGGCTGGGAAACCAGCGTCAGCACCCGGCGCGGCTGGAGCGCTTCTGTAGATGGAGCCTATGAGGATAACGATGCAGGGCTGAATTACATCATCGACACTAACCAGCTTCACGCCTCAGCGACGGACAACCGGGTACAGCTCAAGATGGTAGACCAGGCCGGTGACACTTACATCGGCTGGACTACCGTTGACAGCATCGAGTTGGACGCGCCTGAAGCTGATCTTGTTTCCTACTCTCTGAGCTTCACCGGGCGCGGCGCACTGACGCTGACGAGAGCCTAATATGAGTAATCCCATGCCCAGCGGCGTAGAGATCCAGCTTGACCGCAACCGGCGGTTATACTTCGGCTGGAATGCTTTCTGCTCTTTTGAAGAGCGGATGGACAAATCCATCATGGACGCCCTGGGCGATGGGAATAATCTCAGATTCGATACTATTAGAAGTTTGCTATGGGCCGGACTCCTCTGGGAGCAGGAAAGCCTAACCCCGGAGGAGGCTGGCAACCTTATTGATAGCGTTTCAGAGGACGTCGCTGAAGATGGCACCCTGGCCGCCAAAGCTCAATACGTTATGGAGCGGGTTTTGGTGGCGATGGAGGCTCACAATATGGTGGCAAAAAAAAAGGACAAGGCCAAGAAGGCCAGCTAGTCCAAGGCTGGGATGACCTTCTTTTGATGGCATTCCGGATGGGCCTGAAACCGGCTGAATTCTGGGCGATGACGCCCAGGAACTTCCAGCTAATGAGTGAGGCGTTTAATGAGAACGAAAAAGCAGCACATGACGCCCGAGCCTGGTCACTTGCTACCCTCATCACAGCGCTGGGCCAGTTCAAAAAGCGGCCGAATCCTGCAAAGCTATTCGATGAGCTGTCCGGGCGTAAGGGACGCCGCCAGGCTTCTGATTCCGGCAGCGAAAAAATCAGGCAGATTATGCGTGAATCAAGCGAACGCATCAAAGAGAGAGAGCTAAATGGCCGTTAATCTTGGCTCTATGAATATCACGCTGGGCCTGGACCTCTCGAAGTTCGAGAAGTCTATGAAGGGCGTTCGCAGGCGTTTCGGGCGTCTCAGCGGGCAGCTCAAGATGGCCGGGCGTGACCTGACAGCCGCGATCAGCGCTCCGCTTTTAGGTGTAGGGCTCCTGGCGACCAAGACGGCTATAGATTGGGAGACCAGTTTTGCCAAGGTCCAGAAGACCGTCAAGGGGACCGATGTTGAGCTGGCCGAGCTCGCCAAGGGCTTAAGAGATATGAGCCTGCGCCTGCCGGTAGCGGCTGGCGGGCTTGCCAGTATTGCCGAAGAGGCCGGACGCCTGGGCATAGAGACCGGCAGTATTCTGAAGTTTACCGAGACCATCGTCAACCTGGCCGAGACCAGCACGATGGTGGCTGAAGAGGCCGCAGTAGCGCTGGCGCGGTTTGGGGCCATTACCCAGCTTCCAGACGAAGAGATTAACCGGCTGGCGACCAGTCTAACCATCCTGGGCTCCGAGTTTGAAACAACAGAGAGCGAGGTGATGGAGATGAGCCTGCGGATAGCCGCGATGGGTAAAATCATCGGGCTTTCTGAGGCTGATATTCTGGGCTTGTCAGCCGCCATGACGTCGGTGGGGATCGCCGCCGAGATGGGCGGTACGGCGATGAGCAAGGTTTTAATGGGTATCGCGGAGGCCGCTGGGGAAGGCGGCAAAAAGCTGACCACGATGGCAGCTATTGCAGGGATGACCGCCGACACCTTCAGCCAGAAGTTTGAGAAAGACGCTGCCGGGGCTGTCAATGCCCTGATTAAAGGGCTGGGTAAGCTCTCAAAGGAAGAAGCCTTTAAGGCTGTAAAGATGATGGGCTTCAGCGCTGACCGAACGGCGCGAATGCTCTTTACCTTGGGGCAGGCTGGCGACAAGCTCACCAAGACGCTCAGGCGCTCAAGTGAGGCTTGGCAAGATGAAGACGCCCTACAGAAACTGGCGCGTAAACGCTACGACACCACAGGAGCTCAGCTAACGGTCTTAAAGAACAGGTTTGTAGAAATGACCAGGGTACTGGGCGAAGCCCTGATACCGGCTGTTATAGCTTTGCTCGAGGTAATCAGAGACCGTTTCCTACCCATAATACAGGGCTGGATAGAAGCCTTCGCGGCGACTACGCCAGCGATGAAAGCGACCATCATAACGGTGACGGCGCTGGTGGCGGCTATCGGGCCGCTGCTCATTGTGGTGGGCGCTCTTGCTGGGTCTATTGCGGGGCTGGCGTCTGTTCTGACCCTGGTGGCCGCTCATCCTGTGGTGGCGCTCATCGCTGGCATCGCCGCGCTTGTGATGGCGGTGGTTGGATATAACTACGTTGCATCCAAGATGAAGAGCCTCACCGCTGGCATCGGTGATGAGATGGACGATACCGAGAAGAGCATTAAGGCTTATGAATCACAGCTTAAGAAGCTCACGCGCATAGAAGAAGTGAGGGCTAAATTAGAAGAGGCTGAGCTGGACAGGAAAAAAGAGCTCCAGGCCTGGGAGAAAAAGAAAGCCGTTAGCATCCTGACCGGAAAGCCTATATTCGGCGCGGTCTATGAGGGTCTGCTGATAACCATTAGAGAGCTCGAAGGTGAGCTTTCTGGTCTGGAACAGACAACCAAGGGGCTCACGAAAGCCGGAGCCGAATGGGAAATACAGAATCTAAAAACAAACCAGGCGCTTGATGAAAGCGAGAAGAACACCGAGAACCTACGCAAAGCCTACGGGGCTGTAGGGCGCGAGGTGGAGCTCTTCAACGGCCTGATGGCTGAAGAGACTGTTCTACAGAAAAAGCTCATCGACCTGGCCAAAGATGACGCCACAGAGCTGAACGCCGACGCCCTGGAGGAAAGTAATAAGCGCTACGCCCAATTTAAAGAGCTCCTGGCGGCATGCGTAGGCGAGGGCGGTGACTTCGCTAAGATGCTGGCCGATATCAAAGCCAAGGCCGACGCCGCGAACGAAACAGCTAAAGAGAGTATATCGAGCTGGCAAGCCTGGAAAAACGGGATGGCCGAGATCATCGCTGGCACTAGCCAGATATTCGACGATTT